GCATAAAATCCTCCTTTGAGTTGAGCCTCAAGGTTTTGGGTGTGCCTTGGGGCTGCTACATAGTATTAAGAAAATTAAGAAAGGGTGTAGATATGGATAAATTAAAAATAGTTTACAAAAAGCTTGACGATTTAACGCCGTATGAAAATAATCCAAGATTAAATGACAACGCGGTTGATGCGGTAGCGAAGTCGATTGAAGAGTTTGGCTTTAAAGTGCCTATCGTGATTGATAAAGACGGCGTGATTGTAGCAGGACATACTAGATTAAAAGCAGCGAAGCAATTAGCAATTGACGAGGTACCGTGTATTATTGCGGATGACTTATCAAGTGAAGAGCTAAAAGCATTTAGATTAGCGGATAACAAGGTAAGTGAGCTTGCAGGTTGGGATTGGGACAAGTTAGAAGAAGAACTAGAAGAGCTTAAGATGTCAGATATTGAAATAAAGGAGCTTGGATTTGAAGAGAACGATGTTTTAGACTTATCTTATATTGACGAACTAGATGAGAGCGGATTATCTATGACAAAAGGAGAAAGCGACCACTTCGTAATATCTTTTACGTTCCCAATAGAAAAGCAAGGCCTTATAAACGAGTACATTAAAAATGTAAGCAAAGAAAAAGTAGTAGAAGATATAATATTAGCTGCGGAGGGATTAAAAAATGCCTAGTTGTGGAAGTCAAATATTTTTATGTGATTTGCCTATAAGATTTGATACTTATATAGGGTGCACGCATGGATGCCAATATTGTTTCGCAACAAAAAAACAGGATGAGTTTTATAACAGAATTCGCAGAGGTGAAAGCGTAGAAGCTCTAAAGAGGTTTATTGAAGGGAAAAGAACGATTGAAACTAATTGGTGTGACTGGAATATACCATTACACTTTGGGGGGATGAGCGATCCGTTACAGCCTATTGAGCGTAAAAAAGGCTATACGTATGAATGCTTTGAGTTATTAGCTAAAACTCAATATCCTTTTGTATTATCTACCAAGGGTAGATTACTAGGGGAAGACAAATATATTGAAATATTAAGCAGATGCAACTGCGTTATACAAGTCTCGATGGTGTGTAGCGGTTATGATGATATAGAAAAAGGGTGTCCAACTTTCATTGAAAGACTTGAAATAGTGAGGAAAATTTCGCCTAAAGTAAAAAGAGTGATTATAAGAATACAACCTTATATGAGGGAATTTAAAGAAGAAATTATCAACAACCTTAAATTGTTTCATGAAGCTGGTGCTTATGGCGTTATTGTTGAGGGTATGAAGTTTAGCAAAAAGAAGCCAGGATTAGTAAAAGTTGGAGCGGATTATACTTATGCGCTTGATGATATAAAAAACGATATATTAGATATAAAAGAAGAATGCCACCGCGTTGGATTAAGGTGCTTTAGTGGAGAGAACAGGACTAGAGCGATTGGAGATAATTTGTGTTGCTGCGGGATTGAAGGACTTGCGGGCTTTAGAGAAAATACTTTTAATATCAATCACATAATACACGGGGAAAAGCCAAAATTTACTGAAAATATGACAAAAAAAGGCACAGGAAAGGTCTTTAGCTCATTGTACCAAGATGCAGTGAACAGTAAAAGATTAAAAAATGAAAGCTTTGTAGGCGAAATGATAAACATAGCTAAAAATAAAAAAGATTTTTTGGCAGAAGTATTTGGCAAGAAAGGAGAATAAATGTACGAGAAAGTTAACCCAATGCGCCCTGATAAAATAGCGGACAGGATAGCAGGAGCGATAGTAGATTTAGGATATAAGATTGAAAAAGAACCGAAGATAGCGGTCGAAGTGTTAATTGGACACGGAACTTGTAATATTATTATTGAGTCTTCGTGCGATTATGCGCTTGAAAATATAAAAGAAATTGTAAAAAGGATAGCTGGAATTGAAGATGTCAAGATTAGACACGCTAAACAAGATAAGCATCTGGCTAAAAATCAAGAAAAGAGAGTTAGATGTGGCGATAATGGAATATTTAAGGGCAGCCCTGTTACTAAAGAACAAAAAGAATTAACATCGATAGCAAAAGATATTTACGAGCAATATAAAAAAGACGGAAAATATATACTTGATGACGAGAGACTCATTATTTGCCAATCGAACGCAGACTGCGAAGAACTAAGGGACAAATACCCAAAAGCCTTTATTAACCCAATAGGATATTGGACGGGCGGACTTAACGTTGATGCTGGCTGCACTAACAGGAAGTTAGGCTCTGACATGGGAGACGGAGTAACTGGTGGAGGATTGCATGGTAAAGATTTATCAAAAGCTGATGTTTCTGTGAATATATATGCCCACTTAAAAGCCCAAGAATTAGGGGAAGAAGTGGAGCTATCCTGTGCAATTGGCGATGAAATGGTTGACGGGAAGCCTTATTATGAAATAGTAGAAATAGCTAGAGAATATATAAAAAGCATTGGAGGCTTTGAGAAATTCGCTGAATGGGGACTTATTAAATAAAGGTGATTAAATGGCAAAGGGTAAGTATCAAGAATGGCTAGAGCAAGACAATTTAATAAAGCTGGAAGCTTGGGCTAGAAATGGACTTACTGATGAGCAGTTGGCAAATAATATCGGCATCAATGTTGCTACTCTTTACACATGGAAAAAGAAGTATAGCGAGATTAACGACGCCTTAAAAAGAGGCAAAGAGGTCGTAGACATAGAAGTTGAGAACTCGCTATTAAAAGCTGCAAAAGGATATTTTGTAGATGAAGAAAAAACATATATATCAGAGGTTAACGGCGTAGTGACTAAGCGTAAAGAGATAACAAAAAAGTATATTGCACCAAATACAACGGCTCAGATATTCTGGCTAAAAAACAGAAAGCCTATTGAATGGCGTGACAAGGTATTTAGCGAAAATTATAATGTTGATAAGGTCATCATCGAGGGCGAGGACGATTTAATTGACTAGGACGGTTAGATTGCCTGATGTAGTTGGTAAGTCATACGGCACATATTGGAATTATAAAGGTAGATACAGGGTAGTAAAAGGCTCACGTGCCAGTAAAAAATCAACGACAACGGCAATGAATATGATATATAGAATTATGAAATATCCTGACAGTAACGGCTTAGTAGTTAGAAAGGTATTTAGAACTATCAAAGATAGCTGCTTTGCTCAATTAAAATGGGCGATACATAGATTAGGCGTTGATGACTATTGGCAAGCAACAAACAGCCCGCTAGAATTGATATATAGACCAACAGGGCAAAAGATATTATTTAGAGGACTTGACGATCCATTGAAGGTAACATCTATATCAGTCGATAAGGGCATTATATGTTTTTTATGGATTGAAGAAGCATACGAAGTTATGAAAGAGGAAGACTTTGATATGCTAGATGAATCTATTAGAGGTGAAGTGCCTGATGGATTATTCAAGCAGATTACACTAACGCTCAATCCGTGGAACGATCGTCACTGGATTAAAGGACGTTTTTTTGATGTAAAAGATGATGATATATTAGCTATCACTACTAACTATTTATGCAATGAATGGTTAGATGAGAGCGACTTAAAGGTCTTTGAAAAAATGAAAGCAAACAATCCTAAGCGTTATCGCGTTGCTGGACTAGGCGAATGGGGCAGCGTAGACGGATTGATATATGAGAATGTTGAGGAGCACGCTTTTGATATTGATAAGATACGCGGTAAAAAAGGGATTGAGAGTGCATTCGGCTTAGACTTCGGTTATACCAACGACCCATCTGCTTTTTTCTGCGGCTTAATCGACCTTAAAGAGAGTGTTATTTATGTATTCGATGAGTTTTATGAAAAAGGTATGTCGAATAAAAAAATATATGAAAAGATTACAGAATTAGGATATAGAAAAGAGAGAATTGTAGCCGATGGTGCAGAGCCTAAGTCTATTGACGAGTTAAAAGACTTGGGATTATGGGGCATTGTGGGTTCTAAAAAAGGAAAAGATAGTGTAAATAACGGAATACAGTTTATACAGAATTTTAAAATTATAGTACATCCAAGGTGTGTAAATTTTCTAACGGAAATATACAACTATCAATGGGATAAGGACAAATTTGGTAGGTCGATTAATGTACCTGCACATGATTTCTCGCATATGATGGACGCCATGAGATATGCAGTAGAGAGATTTACAAGAGATATTGGAATAAAAACAATACCTAAGAGCAGATTAAGATTATAAGGGGGTTAGAAATGGAAAGTTATATAAATGGCTATTTTGAGCCAACAAAAGAGTTTTATCTACCAGCAGAAACTGAGATCACGGACGAGCTAGTTACGAAGCTAATTAAGCTGCACGAGGAAGACTGCGAAAGATATATCACGCTTGAAGATTACTACAGGGGTAAGGCTAAGATATATGACAGGAGCAAGGAAGATTACAAGGCTAATAATAAATTAGCGCTTGATTATCCAAGCTACATTGTAGACATATTGCTTGGTCTATTTGTCGGTAAGCCTATAAGCTACACTGTGGCTGAAGAAAACGCGGAAATGATGGAGGGCTTGCAAGAGGTCTTTGATTTAAACGATGAGCAGGACGAGAACGCGGAAATAGCTAAGATATGCGGAATTAAGGGTAGAGGTTATGAGATTGTATATCTAGATGAAGAGGGCGGCGTTAGATTTAATGAAGTGCAGCCTGAGAATATCGTTATGGTTTATGATAACCACATAAAGCCTGAGCCGCTATTTTGTATTTATATTCGAGAAGATGCAGATGCTGAAAGTATTGGCAAAGAAAGCAAGAACAAGCTAGTCACTCTATATACAAAAGACAGTATCAAAGAGATGAGGCTAGAGGGTAGTGATTTAAAGCTTATTGAAGAGAATGCAAACCTTTTCGGAGCTATACCTGTTGTAGAATTTAAAAACAATAACGAGGCAATTGGCGATTTTGAAAGAGTTTTGTCACTAATCGATGCACTTAACTTAGCACAGTCTGATACGGCTAACGATTTTGAAGAGTTTACAGATGCTTTGCTAGTGCTTGCAGGTATGCCACAGGCAGATAGCGACGACGTAAACAGAATGATTGAGGATAAGGTTTTGCTGCTAGATAAAAGCGGTGGTGCAGGTCAATCGGCGGAGTGGCTGATTAAAGATATAAACGATACAGCACTTGAAAACTATAAGAATAGGCTTGATGCTGATATTCATAAGTTCGCTAAAGTACCAAACATGAATGATGAACACTTTGCAGGCAATGTATCAGGCGAAGCAATGAAGTATAAGCTGTTTGCAACAGATCAAATAATAGCACAGAAACAGCGTAAATTTAAGAGCGCACTACAAGAAAGAATCAAGCTAATATTAAGCATTGCAAAGATTAAGACGGCTAAAGATTTTGATTATAGAGATATATCGATTGTATTTAATGACAACAAGCCATATAATGAGCTAGACAATATAGCGACTGTTAAGGCTGCGTTAGATGCTGGACTATCTAAGACATATGCTTATGGCAAATTAAGAGATATTGATGACGTGGCGGAAGAGCTAGAAAGACAGGAGCAAGAGAAAGACGCATACGCTGATGAGTTTATGCAAAATGCGGACAAGGATTTAGAAGATGGCGAATAATATATTCGACGACTTAATAAAGGACGTTGAAAAGCTAATCAAGAAGCATGAGCACGATGTTAAGCAAGACTACAAATCGGCGTACAGGCGATTAAGAAATAAGCTGCAAAAGATCTATGCTGATTATGAGGATAAAGACGATGGCGTAAAGCTAACAAGGGCTGAACTGCGTAAGCTTGACGTAGATACGGCGAAGATTATGGCTGAAATGTATAAGGGAAATGAGAAAGCCGTACAGAACACACTAGAATCGGTTTTAAACGCATCTTATAAGTCAGTTAGTACAATTACATCAAAATACAATATAGAAGCCGTAGCGCGTAAAATAGACGTAAATAACATCATAAAAAAACAGGTTGCAGGTCACATCTGGACTGAGAGAATAAAAAAGTACGGAAATGACTTTGTTTACGACGTGCACGGCATAATTCATCAGGGGATAGATAATGGCGATACTTACACTACAACGGCAAGAAAGCTAAAAGAACGTTTTGGTAAAGATATTGGCAACACGATGAGAATTGCAAGGACTGAGGGTGCAAGAGTATTAGAAGATAGTAAGTATCAAGCATTTGAAGACCTAGCAGGCAATGAGAATGTACAAGTATTTAAAATATGGCATACGATGGGCGACGAAGCAGTACGTGATACGCACGATGCGATGGAGGGTGTTAAGGTCGCTTATGATGAGGACTTTATATTGCCATCTGGAGCAAGATGTCAATATCCTAAAGGTACAGGCGTAGCTGCTGAAGATATAAACTGTAGATGCTATGTAGAATATGTTACTGAGGTCGTTTACAATAAAAGCGTTGAAGAAATAGCTGCAATAAACGGTTACAGTCCGCTAGAACAAGATAAAGTTGTAAATGTATTGAGAGAAGAATCTAAAGAATGGGTAAATAAATTAACAGAAGATGAAAAGAAAGCTATAAATAAATACACATACAACGGCGTAGATCCAGACGGCTTAAGATTATTTGAAAAGATAAATGGAGCGTTAGAAGGTCGGTATGTTCCTAAAAATGCTGAAGAAGCCGCGATGTTAAGAAAATATATAATGAATATCGACAAAGGACTATTGAAAAATGAGCTAAAATATGATATAATAGTATATAGAAAAGATGAAAATTCTGGCAATTTAGAGGGTAAAATTGATAAATTCTTAAGCACATCAGTAACAAAAAAAGGTGTACTTGGTGGAAATCCAAATGTGGCGATAATAATTCCTAGAGGTTCTAATGGAGCTTATGTAGAGACAATAGCACACGATGATTATAAAAATCAAAGGGAGTTTTTATTAAATAAAGATATTAAGCTTAAGAAACTTGGAAACAATGGTTTAGACGTGTATGTTGTAAAGGAGTGATTAAATGGCTAAATTAACATATAAAGAAAAATATGAAGCATATAGGGCTAGAATAGACTCAGAAAGCTATCACAAGCTAACTCCTGAGCAAGAAAAGCAAGGAGAAAAGTTTAGAAAGCAATTAGCAGAATATTACAAAAAGCATGAGAAGAATTAAGCACACTAATTTAGATGTTAGGGGTGCTTTTTTATTGCAAAAATGAAAAGAATATTAAAAATAATTAGTCAATACATTATAGAAAATGACTGGATACTTAAGATATTAGCCTTTATTATATTCACGGCGTTAGGACTGATAATGTTTAGACTAAAAATTGAGTTAATAAGGTTAATCGTGTAAATTTAATAAGTTTTATCAAGCAGCTGTAAAAGGCTGCTTTTTAAATATAAAAATATAAAGGGGGGCTAAAAATGCCAGATATTGAAACTATAAGGACTGAGGACTTAGAGGGTCAAGAAAATACGAATGAAGCTACTGAAAAGGCGGCTGATACTAAAGAAGAAAAGGCTGAGAGTAAAACTTATACTGAAGAGGAGCTAAAAGCAAAGGTGCAATCTGAAGCGGATAAAAGGGTTACTGAAGCTATTAAAACAGCACGCGAGAAGTGGGAAAAGGAAGCAGCGGAAGAAAAGAAAGAAGCGGCAAGACTTGCAAAACTATCGCAGGAAGAAAGAGAGAAAGAGCTACAAGCGAAACAATTAAAAGAGCTTGAAGAGACTAAGGCTGAGCTTAATCGTGTGTACTTAGAAAGAGATACTATCGATAGGCTAAGCGAAGAGAATGTACCTATAGCTTTTAAAGACTTCCTAATGGACGTTGATGCTGAAACTACTAATGACAATATCAAGGCTTTTAAAGAGGTTTACGAAGCTGAAGTACAAAAGGGCGTTGAAGAACGTCTAAAAGGCAAAACTCCAAGCGTAGCCAATCAAAAGGTTAAGGCGGATGCGTGGAGCTTACTAAGAGATAAATATAAATAGAAAAGGGGTTTTAAATTATGGCAACAAAGATGTATACAAATCAATATGCAGGATTACTTGCTGATGTGTTCAAAAAGAAACAACACTTCCTAAACACATTTGGCGGAAGATTACAAACAAAAGACGGAGAAACATTTAACGATGAATTTTTAAAATTAAAAATATCTGACACAGATGTAGTTATTCAAAAATACGATATGGGCGAGAATGTAGCGTTCGGAACTGGTACAGGCAATAGCAGCAGATTCGGAAACAGAAAAGAGATTAAATCTGTTGATAAAACTATAGAATATGAAGCGCCACTAGCTATTCATGAGGGCGTGGACAAGATGACAGTAAATGACAATGCAGACCAAATTATAGCTGAGAGATCTGGTCTACATGCTGAAGCGTGGACTGAAGAATTGAATAAGCTATTATCAAAGGCTATATCTGATAATGCAGGTGAGACATTAACAGGCGCTATGAAAGAAGACGACATTGTAAAGGCGTTTAATGATGCACATAAGAAGTTCATCAACAACCATGTATCAAAAGATATAGTATGGACTGCATATGTTAATCCAGATGTATATGCTATATTAATTGATTCAAAAATAGCTACAACTGCTAAACATTCTGAAGCTGATGTTGACAATCATAACATAATTAAATTTAAAGGCTTTAACATTGTTGAACTTTCTGAAGAATATTTTCAAAAAGGCGAGCAAATATACTTTGCAGCAGACAATGTTGGTGTAGTTGGTATCGGTATAGAAATATACAGACTTATCGACTCTGAAGATTTTAATGGCGTTGCAATACAATCTGCAGCTAAGTACGGAAAATATATTCCAGAAAAGAACAAAAAGGCTATAATCAAGGCAAAATTAACGCCTGCAGTATAATTGCAATATGGAGGTAAAAATGAAAGTTATAGTTATTAGTGAATTTTATGATTTAAAAGAAGACAAATTGAGAAAAGTTGGCGAGACCTTCGAGGTCTCCAACGCTCGCTTTGATGAAATAGTGAAAAAGGGCGGCGAATGGGTTGAAGAATTAGCCACAGAGCCAGAGGGTGAAGAAGCAGACAAAAATCCAACAGTTGAAGAAATGGAAACAGTTCAAGAAGCGGGCGCAAAAGAAACTAAAGAAGTAGAAAAAGCGGCTGAAGAAAAGCCAGAAATTGAAGATGCTAAAGCTGAAGAAGTAGATAATAAAGCAAAGAAAAATACTACTGCAAAGGCGGGTGCTAAGAATGACGGAGGAAGAACTAAGAAAGCTTAAAGAGCAGGAAGAGAAAAAGAGGCTTGAGGGCTTGTATTTGATGCAGATTGAGGACTACTGCAATATACGCTTTAAAGAGCCTTATCCTAGCGGCGTTGCACTTGCACTTGAAAACTTAGTCGAGCTAGATCCATTGAAGTTTAATATAGCAAGCGAAAAGATAGCTGATATGAGTATTACTTACGCTAACGGCAATAGCACGAGCGGCGGTTCATCGGGCTTGCCTGATTATATTTTAGCATGGATAAATCCATACCGTAGACCGTTTTTAATGTCGGATAAGAAAAAGAAATATTACGATGATGGTAGAAGATAGAAGCGACGTTGATAAGATATTAAGAGTGCTGAAAGAATTATCATCAACAGCGGTTAGAATTGGTATCTTATCGAGTGCAGGCGGCGAGATTTTGATGATAGCTAACGTTAATGAATATGGCTGCGATATACCTGTTACGAATAAGATGCGTGGCTACTTTAGAGGCGTCTTCGGCATCAACATTAGAAAAGATACAACAAAAATAAGAATACCAGAAAGAAGCTTCATACGTTCTAGTTATGATGAGAATAAGGGCAAGTTTAGGACGTATGATGATTACCTAGGAGCGGTCTTAGACATGAAAATAAGCGTGCAGGACTTTTATCAGATAGTTGGCAATGCTTGCGTAAACACGATTAAAGAGTATATAAGGCGAGGCGATTTTGAGCCAGATTCATCGCTCACATTAGAGCAAAAGAAGCCTAAGACTAAGCCGTTAATTGATACAGGTAGATTGATAAATGCGATTGATTATGAGGTGATAAGGATATGAGGCTATTTAATTTTAAAAGCTTAATAAATAAATACATGACTGGTCAAGTCCTTGTCATTCATAAGGACGGCTACTACGATGTAGAGGGCGACGGCAGATACAAAGAGACTAAGTCGGAAATATCGCTTGATCTATTCGCAATAGTGCCACTTAGCCGTGATGAGATGCGCTTTGATGCAGGCGGAACATATAATCACGACAGTCGTAAGCTATATTGTTATAAGCACTTTAATAAAGGTGATTACGTGATAAACACGATGAATAACGGCAATATAAGGCGTTATAGAATACTAAATATTGACGACTACTCAGATTTTGATGAGGGCCTAGTGATGTACTACTTAGAAAGGACGGATGCAGATGGAGAGCGTAAAACTGATTGATGTGATTAAGGACGAACTCTTCCAGCATACGAAGAGGGTTGTCGTTGACACTGACAACAATGAGAAAAAGCCTAAGATGCCGTTTTATACGGCTAAGATGCTGACATTAAGGCAAGATGCAGGCGTAGAGGGAAACTATCTGCACGAGTTCGTAGATAGTGAAGATAAAAATTATAAATATGATTACTTAGAGATATTAGAGAGCCAGCCCAACGCGATTATATCGATAATGGCGTACGATAAAACGCCAGTAGGGGCGATGGCGGCGGCTTATGATGCGTATAGCTTTTTCAGATTTACGAAAAGATATAGGCTCAAAGAGCAAGGTTACGTTATTGTAGACATTACGGACATTCAGGACAGAACCGTTTTAAATGTTGATGCTTTTGAGTTCAGATATGGCTTCGACCTGCGTATAAGGTACGTGGAAAGGCTATACAGCAGGGCTGCTAATATTGAAAAGTACAAAATAGAAAGGGGAGATAATAGATGAGATTAGATTTTCCTGTGGTTATTCAAAGAAAGACTGTTGCGGTCTCTGAGAGAGGCTTCGGCACGATCTTAATTTTGGATAATAAAAAGGACATTGATTTTAAATATGTTGATAGCGACAATTTAAAAGGACTAGATGGAGCTGTATTAGATATAGCTAATAGATTATTTATGCAAAAGCCACAACCACAAAAGGTGGCTATATTTGGCAAGACTGTAACTATTGATGCTGCTTTTAATGCAGCGTTAGAAGCTAATAGCGACTTTTTCTTTGTAGTTAGTACTGATAACACTACTGAAAGCATTAAGAAACTTGCTGAGCTTGCGCAAGTAAATAATAAAATATATGGCGTTACAGTAAATACAATCGCTGAAGCTAAAAAGCTATACGGCGAAGCAAATGAGAACGTGTTCGTAATGTATCACGACGATCCAAAGGCTTATGCAGCTGAAGCTATGACTGTAATTATGAGCTATAAAGTAGGCGGTAAAACTGCTAAATTTAAGACTATACAGGGCGTTAAGGCTGCTAAGGTGTCATTGACTGAGCTAGACGAGCTGCACAAAAACAATATTTTCACATACATTGAAAAGCTTGGAGTATTGCAAACTACTGAGGGCAAGGTATTAAGCGGCGAGTATATCGATATAGTGCTTGGTGAGTACTGGATTAGATTTAAGATGGAGGAAGCACTACAAAGATTAGCACTTGTCAACGATAAGATACCATATACAAACGTTGGTATAGGCATGATTGTCGGAGCTTGCGAGGCTGTATTAAGTAGAGCTGTGGATCAAGGTATTGTTGAAAAAGGTCAATACAAGGTCGATTACAGGCTTAGAGAAGATGTACCGTCAAACGATGTAGCGCTTAGAAAGTACGACTATGTAATGTGGACAGCGATGCTACAAGGCGCTATTCATACAGGACAAATAAGCGGTATCTTAACATATGATCCAGTAAATAATGGAGGTGCTAAATAATGTATAGAAAAACACATACTTACGATCCAGAAAAGGTTGTAGTAACTATCAACGGCGTATATATTACAGGCTTTTCAGATAAGGGCAAAATAGAAATTGAAAGAAACGAAGATAGTAGGGGCGTTAAGGTCGGAGTTGACGGCGGCGTGCATTATTCAATCAATAACAATATATCAGGCAAGGCTAAACTAACTATAATGACAACATCGCCATCACTAAACTATATGAGAGAATTAGAGCGTACTCAGACTGAGTTCACGCTATCAATTGCTGACATGAATGATGTATCACAAAATGTAGCTTGCGACAACTGCGTTATATTGAAAAGACCAAAGACTGCGGTTGATAAAGATGTTGAAGAGCAAGAGATAGAGATATTCATTCCATTTTTTGATTAGGGGGTAAATTATGGCGGATTTAGGACAACAATTTAAACAAAAGAAAGTGACTGTAAATGGCGTTGAGTATACATTACAAAAGATGCCAGTAAGAGAAGCGCTGAAGCTTAGACAAAGATGGGGCAGTAAGGAGACTGCATCGGGTATTGATGATGAAAAAATAGCGGATTTATGCCTTGAAAATATCGTTGTCATGCCAAAGGTAAAGATAGAAAATTTTGACAATGTTGAAGATTTGGCAGAGCTAATTAAAGAGTGTATTGATTTTCAGTATTTGGGGAAGTAGAATGTATAGAATCATTGGTTAAAGCTGAATATGACGAGTTTTGGAAAGCGGCGCTGTTCTTGATAAAAGACGGCGTCCTTACTTTTGATGAAGCGTGTAGGCTTAATGCTGATGAGCTATACGAAATATATTATGCAAACGCACTCTTTAATGAGGAGCAAAAAGAAATTATGGAAGAAGAAATGAGAAAGGCGGGTGAGGAAGTAGATGGCGGATATTAGAAATTTATCTTGGCTATTAAAGGTACAGGGCGCAGATGAGGCTGCAAAGGCTGTAGAGGGCTTAGATAGCAAGGTCGACAAGGCAAAGAGCGGCATGCTCGGTCTAGAAGATAGACTAGGCAATCTTGGCGATAAATTTATAGGCATAGGCGGCAAGCTCGGCGTTGCTGGTGGTGCTGTAACATTGTTAGGTGCAGGTATTACAAAGGCTACTGCACCGCTGAAGATGATAGGCAGTGAAGCTTTTAATTGGGCTAAGGATCTAGATACTGCGGTAAGGCAGGTATCAACACTAACCACTGACGGCATATTACCTGTTGATAAAATTAAAAAAGAAGTTAGAGCAATATCTGATGAGACGGGCAGGGCGCAAAGCGAAATTGCTAATGCAATGTATGAGGCGTTATCATCGGGCGTTGATGAAAGCAAGGTTGTAGACTTTACTAAGAGCGCTATAACGCTAAGTGAGGCGGGCTTCACTGATTTAGGAACGTCAATAGATGCGACAACTACTATCCTGAACGCTTATGGGAATAAGGCTTTTGATGTTGGTAAGATATCGGACATCTTAGTTAAGACACAAGACAAAGGCAAGATCACGGTAGACGAACTAGCAAAATCAATAGGCCGTGTAATTCCAACGGCTGCGGCTGCTGGAGTCAATGTAGACCAATTAGGAGCGGCTTATAGTATACTTACAGCTAAAGGTATGAACGCAAGAATAGCTACAACTAACTTAGAGGGTATGCTGAGTGAATTATCAACTACTGGATCTAAAGTAGATAAAGTAATTAGAATGCGTACTGGAAAGAGCTTTGCACAGTTAAGTGACGAGGGTGTGAACCTTGGCGAAGTTTTAAGTATAGTGCAAGGAGCGGCAGATGATGCTGGATTAACGCTAAAAGACATGTTCAGTCAATCAACGGCTGGTAGTGCTGCGTTATCACTTATGAGCGATGGCGTTGATGGCTATACTAATGCACTGGGCGCGATGAATAACGCGCAGGGTGCGGCGGCTGCTAACGCTGAGAAGATGCACGGCGATGCTCACAATTGGGGCAAGGCAATGGAAAGAATTAAGAACACGTTGATTGACTTAGGAAACGCTATAGCTCCTGTAATAATACCTATCGCTGAAAAGGTATCGGGCTTAATCGCTAAGTTTAGCGAGCTAAGTCCTGGAACTAAAGACTTTATAGTTCACTTAGGCTTGATAGCGGTGGCTGCGGGGCCTGTATTAATGATGCTGGGTAACATAACAATGGGCGTAGGCGGCTTGATGGTAGGCGGAGGCTTGCTATTGCAAGGTATTGGATTCTTAGCTGGATCAGCAATACCTGCGTTGGGCGCTGCGTTAAGCTTTTTATTCTCACCTATGGGATTGATATTAGGCGCTATATCACTATTGAGCGGCTTGTCTATGCACTTATGTCAAGATTGGGGCAATATTCAAAAACGTGCGAAAGAATTAGGCGGAGGCCTAAAAGGTTATCTATGGGCTACGTTAGAAAGTACTGGAAAATACTTTAAAGGACTATGGGACGTTGGCATAAAGGCTCTAAATGGTATAAAATCGGCATGGGAAGGCTTAAAGAATATTGTTGCAAAACCTATAAAGGGAGTTGTTGGCTTTATAGGACAGAAGCTAGGAATAGGCGGCGGCAATGCTAAAAGCACAGTACCTAGTCACGCTAAAGGCTTGGATAGCGTACCATATGATGATTATACAGCAAACTTACACGCAGGCGAGATGATATTAACTAAAAAGGCTGCTGACTTATATAGAACGATAGGCGGCAATAAAGACAGAGTGCCTATATATAATACCTATAACAACAATAACAACCGTAGAACGTACGATAATGCGCCTGTGGTCAATATAAATGTTGATGTAAAGGGTAATGCTGATAGAAAAACAGCTGACGATATAGCTGGCAAGGTACGTGAAGAGATAGACGAAGTCTTTAAAGAACTACAATGGCAAAGGGTGTAGGATATGAAAGTAAATACTACTAGAATTAAATTAGAAGATATATATATGGACGCAGTAGTCAAAGAAGACTACGAGCATACTGCAGAAACTACGGATAAGCCCGTTGAAAAAGGTCAAGATATATCTGACCATTACAAGATAAAGCCTATACGTGTTGATATATCGGGCATGATAGTCAACGATAGCGAAGAAAAATACGAAACACTAAAGGGCTATATGAAAGACGCGAAGCTATTAAAATATATAGGCTTAACAAGCGTTAAAAATATGGTTATCGTAAATGTTACTAGAAAGTCATCATCAGAGGTTAAAGACGGTTACTACTACGATTTAGCGCTGAAAGAGGTCAAAATTGCCGTGCCTGAAACATTTGAGGTCAAGGTTAAAAATCCTGTCACGAAGAAGCAGGATAGAAAGACGGCATCAAAGGTTAAAGCGCACAGCAATAAAGGTAGAAAGCAATTGAAATCAACGCTTAAAACAGCTGGGCGTAGTAGTGCGCCGTACGAAAGTATATGTACACATGGAGGCTTGGCGCCTGATATAAATCCATCGTTTGGTGTTGCTGGCTCATGGGATACTACAGAACTAGACAATATACTTAAAGCTTATGATAGAGAGTCGAGAGGCTGGGCAGGTAAAAAAAGAAAGAATACAAGCTATGGGGGCGGTAGATAAATGTTTTATTTAGATATTGAAAAAGAAGCAATACCATATACTTTTGAAACCGTATTAGATAATGAGACTTTTCAATTTACTGTCAATTATAATAACTATGGCGATTTCTTTACTGTGGATATATACAAAAACAGCGTGCCGCTACGCTTTGGCGAGAAGGTGGTCTACGGACAGCCGCTCTTTATTGATCATATGTATATAGGCGCGCCAAGGCTATTTATAATACCGTACGATACAACGGGAAAGGCTGAGCGTGTTGGGTATGATGCGATGAGTGAGGACGTGTTTTTATATGTTATCTAAAGGTTACTGGATTCAAGATATAGACGTATTAGCAGGTGGCAAAAAGTTTTCATCAATTGGAGATAATGCGCTTGATATTGACTTTGAAATAAACTTTTCAAACGCTAAGGAGCCTGATGTTAATGCTGTGACTATATATAACTTATCTGACAGCTCAATTAATATGATACGAGATCAAGCATATATTATAGTCGCTGCTGGATATAAAGAGTTAGGCAATAAGGCGACGATAGCTGAGGGCGAGATAGAAGACATAGAAGTTAAGTTTTCGGGGCTGGATAAGGCGTGCGAGATTAAGTTTACAGATGGCGGAAAGCCTTGGAGAATTAGGGAATTAAATAAGACCTACGCTGAAAATACTAGAGCAAGTCAGATTATGCACGACTTGGCAATTGTATTAGGCTATGAAATAGTTGAAATTACGCCAAAGGAAGACGTAGTATATAGATTAGGCAAGACGATTAAAGGCTTTGCTAGTAAGAGCTTAGAGGGCTTAGCAAGGGATACAAAGAGCAAGATGTTTATTAATAAAAATAGGCTTGTAATTCGTGACGAGGCTAAGGCGTATAATACTGGTTTTGTTTTAAATGCAGATAGTGGCCTTATAGGGTCGCCAACACTAAACAAAAACGACAGCGGCGATAAGACGGATGCAAAACAATATACGAAAGACAAGAAGCAGAATAAAGAAGCGAAAAAGTCGTGGCACGTTGTAAGCTTATTAAATCCAAGAATTGAGACGGATTCGATAATTAAAGTGGAGTCAAAGACATTAAACGGCGTTTACAGAGTGGTAAGCGGTAAACATACAAAGAATTTTAATACTGAGCTAGAGGTGGTGGAAGCATGAAGAATATAAATAGTTTTTTTAATAGCATGATGGACGATATAGACAGAATGAATATCTGTAAGATTGCAAAGGTTGTGAAATTTTATCCTGAAACTAATAAGGCAGATGTGGTGATTTTGCCATCTAAGGATAATCCTATGATTTTGAATGTGCCTGTGGCTCATGTGAGAAGCCAAGGCTTTTTTATTTACACGCCTTTAAAGACTGATGATAAGGTCATTTTACTCTTTGCGGATTACGACACTGATTCTATACTTTTCGATGTGGACGATGTGGCGACAGAAAGAGCGCATGATGTATCGGACTGTGTATGTATAGGCGGATTAACGCTTTTTAATGAGCAATTAAAGGTCAAGGATAAGGAAGCGCTATGCGTACAGTCGATAGACGGCAAGTCTTCGGTACTAGTTAAAGATAGCGGCATTGAGATAGAAGCTAAGGATATTAAAATAAAGGGTTCTAATATCGCCATAGAGGGCAATATAAGCCTTAACACGTATGCTACATATAAAGGCAGCGAAATAGCGGTTAAAGGCGATAGTACGAGCGATGGGGCGGTGATTAAATAGTGTATAAGGACACTTTTCTGATGAATAATGGCGATGTGGTCGTTGATAAGGATCTAATTCTTATCGGCGGTCAGGAAGAGCTGCGACAGAATATAGAAAATAGGCTTTCAGTAAATGAGGGCGAATGGTTTTTAAACTTAGAATTAGGGCTTAAGTATGCTGACATCGAGGGCAAAGGCGTAACGGATAACGAGATTGAGTTCGCTATCCGTGAGTGCTGCCTAGAAGATGCAAGAGTTAAGTCGGTAAGAGATTTTAAGATAAATAGAGATAATAAATATAGGCATGCAGACATTGATTTTACTATAATCGATGGCGAAGACAAGCCGCTATATATGCAGGAGGTGGTAGCAATTGGATAATTTTTATAATGCTGAAAAGGGCATATATGGCGTTACTGCTAAGGGCTTTAGGCGTAAGCTATATAGCGAAGCAGTTGAGGAGCGTATAAGCCGTGCTAGGCGTGTATTTGGAGTAAATATTGATACATCAGAGACAAGCTTTTTAGGTAAGCTAATTAGAAATTACAGCTGGGACGAAGCGACGCTATGGGAGCTTGCGGAAGACGTTTATAACAGCGCCTTTGTAAATGCAGCGGACGGACAAGACCTTGACAATGTAGGTCAATATCTAACAATATCAAGAAGATCTGCGCAAAGGTCGGTCGGGATACTAACGATTGAGGGCTTCGCTGGAACTGTAATACCAAAGGGCTTTAGGGTTGCGACTGAGACGGGAAAGATATTTGAAACAGTTGAAGAGGTTACGATTATCGATAAAAAGATTGATGTAAAGGTTGTATCAATCGAACACGGCAAAGATAGCAATGTGGCGTATAATACACTAACAAGGGTTTTAAATCCAATCGCAGGTATTACAAGCGTTACGAATATTAAAGAAACGACAGGCGGACTTGATACTGAAACTGATAGAGAGTTTAGAGAAAGATATAAGAAATCATATTCACGTGCAGGCGGTTCAACTGTTCCTGCTCTTACTTCTGCACTCTTAGATATTGATAGCGTGATCGATGCGGAAGTCGTTGAAAATACTACGATGGAGACAGTAAACGGCATACCGCCTAAGAGCTTTGAGTGCTTTGTATTTGGTGGCAAAGAGGGCGATATTATAGATGCAATATATAGAAATAAATCGGCTGGTATTGAAGCACATGGCAAAATAGTCAAAGAGGTTACGGACGAAAAAGGTCGTGTGCATAAAATAGGCTATACTGAAGCAGAAAGCAAGACTATATATGTTGATATTAAGCTTAAGCGTGAAGAAAACTACAAAGGCGATGAGGCTATAAAAAGAGCTGTCATTAACTATATCGGCGGCGTTGATAATGACAATATCACATATAAAGGACTTAAGCTGGGCGAAGCGGTAAGTTATGCGAAGCTGGTCGGAGCTATAATGTGCGGCGGCACGGTTAAAGATGCAGCGGTGACCATTAGCATAGACGGAAAAACATACGCAGCTAATAACATAGAGATTGAACGTAATACGATTGCACGTACTGCAATGGACAAGATAAGGATAAGCTATGTATAGGATGAAGTATAAAGAAGCGTGGGAGAGGCTGCCTGAACGCTTTAGAAAAGAAAATAATTTAAAGCTATACTATGTACTATATGGCGGCTTTGATGAGGTGTACAGAGCTTTTGATGAGATTAGAGCATCAAGGAATTTAGATAAGGCGTATGGAGCTACACTGGATAAGATAGGCGCGAATGTTGGACAGTTTAGGCTGGATGAAGACGATGACTTATACAGACAACTTATCAAAGTCAGAATTATAGCTAACTTATCACTTGGCAATATACCAACAATTAACAAGGTCTTAAGCGTATTAACTAAGGACGTGTATCTAGGATTACGTGAAGCGTGGGATAAGACGGAGTATCAGAACGAGCCAGCGAAGATAGTAGTGAACTTAAGCCACTCTATCGAAAACTACCCAATTGAGCTGATAGAAAGAATTAAATCGGCAGGGGTTAGGGTATTAACTGAAGTTTTAAAATATTACGATAGTGATTTATACGTAGGCGGATTAAGACGCAGACATATGCACATGACTTATAAGCCATATGAGCCAACGGAAATAAATAGCAAGCTGGACGCATATGTTGCGGGTTACTTGATAAATACTGTGATAGAATCATGGTCGATACAAGAGCATGGCAATTTGGTATCTAAGGGCGAAGACGGATATTTAGCAAGTGATATAGGATATATAAGAGGTGAAATAATTGAGTGATTTAAAAAAGATTAGGGTGCAGCACGTAGATAGAGACGCGAAAGGTGTTGAGATTAAAACTGATGTTGACGTGATAACTGACGCGGACTGTATCACGATGGACGATGGTGACTTAAGAAGCGGCGTAAAAAAGATGATTGACGACAGGATAGGCGAAGTGATTGACGGAGCGCCTGAGGAGCTGGATACGCTTAAAGAAATAGCGACGGAGCTGGAGAAAAATCAATCGGGAGTAAGTACAATATTAAATGAGCTTAAGATGAAGGTTGATGAAAGACAGATAGTTGATACTTACAAATTTATTAATAGTAATACCGTGCCGAGCTCAAAAGCTATAGTTGATATGTTAAAGGCACTTAATAAAGACATTGATAAAAAAGTAAGCAAGGTAGAGGGTAAAGGACTATCGAGCAATGATTTTACAGATGTGGACAAGCAAAAACTTGATACTATCGAAGACGGTGCGCAAAAGAACAAAGTAACTAGCGTAAACGGCATGACGGGCGCTGTAGTTATAGAGGCGGGGAATGTGGACTTATCGGGATACGCTAAGAATACTGATATAGTTGATTTTAAAAGATGTATAGTTCTTAGTGAGACGAATTATGCGGCTTTGTCGGATGCTGAAAAGAACCGTGCTGATACTTTGTATTTCTTACTATAGGGGTATTTTATGATTGTTACTGGAAATATTAAGAAGATAATGTATATGGGCAAGGAAATAAGCGAGGCTAAGTATACTGATAAGACTGTATGGGTAAAGAAAACTGTAAAGCCACCGCCACCGCCTAAGCCATGTACGTCAAATCATCAATGCCATCAATGTGGAGCTTGTGAGAGGTCTAATCAATGCAGCTGTCAAAGTAGTGGTCAAAGCTGTCTTCAACAATGTGGCAACTGTCTTTATAATTGTCAAAATAATCAATTTTCTGAATCATAAATTTTGTAAAAGATATAAATAACACTTGACACGTAATATAA